CGCCGAGGCCGGGCCCGGCCGGGCGATCGCCACCGCCAGGGCGAGGGCGAGCGTGACCGCGACCGCCGCCACGACCACCACCCGCCTACGGGAACGGGACAGGACCATCCTGCTGCTCCTTCCGTGCGGGCCAGGCGGCGGACTGGCAGAGGGCCGGCCCAGACCACAGGCGGGTCCAGCCGACGATCGCCCAGGTGAGGGCGAACAGTGCGGGGTTCGAGATCCAGCGGCCCCGATGCCACCGGCTGATGCGGTCGTGGGCGGGCCGACACAGCGAGACCTTCTCCCACGGCAGCTCGACGCCGAGATGCCGCCAGCCCCAGTAGGAGGCGTGGTGCACGGTCCGGGCCCGGCACCCGCGGCCGTGGGCGACACAGGTCGGACGCCTGGCCAGATGCCGATCGCGACGCTCAGCCCAGACCGGGCCGAGGATGTAGTCCCGGTACGCGGTCACAGCCGAAGGCCACCCGCGCGTTCCTCGACCCAGGACGTGAACGGTTCCGGGTCCTCCTCGCTGCTCCAGTAGGCGGCGCGGTCGGACTCCAGCGCCATGCCGAGGGCAACCCGGTTGCCCTGTTCCAGGTCGGCGGCGTCGAACGCCTTGCGTTCCTCGTCCCAGTCGTAGTTCACCACTGGCTCCCCTCGTCGGGGGCCGCCCCATAGCCAGCCTGCTGGGCCCGAAGCCAGATGTGGTGCTCGCCGTGGTCACCGCCCCAGTTCTCGTGCTGGACGGCCACCGCAGCACGGCGGTCGAGCGCGAAGGCCTCCTCCTGCTGCAGGCAGTCCTTGAACCCGTCAGTGGGAAGACCGCTGTGGTAGCGGGTGAGGAAATCTGGGTTGAGCGCGTTGAAAGCCGCCCCGGCCATGTCCTCAGGACCCTCACCGCGCCGGTTCCAGGCCATCTCGCTCACGACGACCACCCCTCCCACGGCGGCTGCTCACCCCACGCCGATGGCGGATCCAGGCTGTCGAACGCGCCCAACCGGGCTTCCGGCGACAGCGCTTGGTTGCAGGTGTCGCAGTCGGAGCCGTGCCAGCCGAGCGCGCCACCGCACTCCGGACAGGTCTTGGGGGTCTCGAACTCGGCGTTCATGGGTGCTCCTTCCCGGACCGCTTCGAGGCCGGCTTCGGCTCCCGATGGGCCGTCTCGGTGGCCCCCTGCGGGCTGTCGCACTGGCCGACCCCGGTCACCGCCGCCGTCCGTCCGCAGATCGGGCCGTGGCTGTTCGCCGCCACAAAGTTGGCCAGCCCGACCAGCAACGCGACCGCGATCGCCGCCCGCAACAGCGCCTGCAGGGGGTGGCAACAGACAAAGACCACAGCGTCGAAGAGGGGCCGCAGCACATCCATGGCTACGGCTTCTCCGTCTTGGCCGGCTCCGCGCTGCGGCCGCCGCCGGCGCCGGTGACACCCTGCTGGATCACCTTGGTGCCGGTGTCCTCCACGCTCTGCCCGAACGAGGACACCAGCGACCAGGCGAACCCAGTCAGCGACGCCCCGAAGATGACCGCCGCGATCAGCAGCAGCCGCAGCTTGTTCTTGAGCTTGGGGTGGTCATGCAGCCACAGCGCCATCCCCAAGACGATGGCCAGGGCCGCGAACAACGAGGGCATGACGAGCCTCCTAGGGGTCGTTCTCAGCCCGCTCCAGCGGGCAGTAGTCGTCGGGGTCGTGCCAGCCCTGACAGGCCGGACACGGCGCGGGTGTGGGGTCGTCGGGGTCGTCCAACCGGACCTCCAAGCGGCGGGGCCGGCCGGCTCGCTGCCCCGCCGGTGGTGGCGGTACGGCGGACCAGGCACGACCGGGGGTCGCCCCGCGGAGCGGGGCGCTGGACATGCCCCGCCGCCGGCCGAGCGGTAGCGACGGCCGGCGGCGGGGCAGCGAGCAGAGGGGCGCGGGTCATCGAGACGCCGCCCAGGTGTCGAACTCGTCGGGTTCGGTGAGGAACACCTGGGTCTCGCGCAGGATCCCCCTGGGTCCGACCAGCGCCCGGCCGGGGATGTCCGGCAGCGAGGCGGCGGCGGGGGCGTGGAGGACCATGTTGGCGGCGGTCTCGTCGGTGCGGAAGTAGCAGCGGAACTCGGTCACGGCCTTGATGCCGGTGGTGACCACGTCCACGCTGGGGTGCTGGGTGGCGAGGGCCAGGTGGGCGCCGGAGGCGCGGCCTTTGCTGCCGGCAAGGCGCAGGTCGGTGCTGATCTGCTGGCGGAGCTGGTTGATCTCCCAGTCCTCTGAGCCCTTGGTCAGCCCGGCCTCTTTGAGGGTGACGTCCTGGATCTCGTCGACGAGCAACCCGAGGCGGCCTTCGTTGAGGATGATCTCGTCGATGTAGTTGCGGCGGCCGGCGGCGAAGGTCCGCTCATACCGCTGGTCGCTGGCGTTGCGGAAGCCGCGGACCGCCGCGGCGATCTCGGGGAGGGTGACGTACAGGCCGACGCCGGGGAGGTGCTTGGCGGCGAGGAAGTCGACCATCTTGGGGTCGCAGACGGCGATGCGGGCGAAGGCCCCGGAGTCGACCCAGTGGCGGAGGATGGCGTACTGGAGGATGGTCTTGCCGCCGTTGGAGGTGCCGGCGATGAGGGCGTGGGGCTGGCGGCGCATGTCCCAGTAGTTGGTCCAGCCGGCCTCGATATCACGGCCGATCGGGACCAGGTGTGGCTCGGCGCGGTGGTCGTGGCGGGCTGGGTAGGGCACCCGGGTGTCGTTCCGGAGCCCGAGGGCGTTGAGGATGAGCTGGCCCACGTTCACCCCAGCCCCTGGGTGTGGTCGCGGCGGCCGAGGAGGTAGGCGTCGGTCAGCATCCCCAGCGTCGTCCTGGTGGTCCGGAGCGGGCAGACCTCGGGGTCGTGGGGGTCGCCGCAGAGGTCGAAGTGGGCCTGCTCGAACAGGTCGCCGAGGCCGGCCTGCTGGAATGGGATCTGCTCGCGGGCGGGCCAGGTGTCAGCGGCAGCGCTCATCGGCGGTCCCAGGGCATGACCGGGCTGGCAGCGGCACAGCCGAGGCAGTCGGTCAGGCCGGGATGGCGGGGACCGCTGCAACCGGGCCGCGAGCACGTTGGGGGGCGCCGACGCATGGGTCAGCTCCGGGTGCGTGGGATGGAGACGCCGAGGCGGATCGCCTCAAGCTGGATGAGGCCGCGCTCGTCGGCCTCGTTGAGTGCGCGCAGGTCGTCGAGGACCTGGCCGACACTGCGGCGGGTGGACTCGCCGTCGCGCGAGTCGATAGCGTCGTTCATAGCCCATGGCCTCCGTACAGGCTGTGGGTCAGGCCTCGGGCGGGCCGTTGGCGCGGTTCCGCCCGGGGTCGCCTCCGGTTACTCCACCAGCAGCTGCCGGATGGAGTCGTCGCTCGCCAGCGCGTGCTGGAGGGCGACGGTGACGTACTTGCTGCGGTCGGTGCGGATCCCGGCCCGTCGGAGGTCGAGGATGCGCTGGTCGACGTCGTGGGCGAGGGTGGCGGGCAGGTAGGCCGTGATCTTGGTCCGGTCTGCTGCCACCCGGGTGCCTCCTTCCTGCCGGTGTGTCTCCTTAGCTACAAGACGATACGGCAGCCGAGCACGAACTGCAAGGCTGCCGTACAGGTGATTCCGGGGGAATCAGGTTAGCTGGGGCCTCGGCCGTCGCCGGCCAGGTGCTGGGGCACGGTGGCGATCGCCTTGGGGTCGCCCCCGACCAGCGGGGTCACCTGGGCCCGGACGAACACGGCGAGCAGGGCGTCGGCGGCGATCATGACCACGGCGAGCTGCTCGGCGCTGATGGGGAGGCCGAAGGCCATGGCGGCGGTCAGGACGGCCTTGAGGGCGGCCGACCAGAGCGCGGGTTCACGTCCGAACATCGGGTCCTCCTACGCGGTGGGGTCGGGGATGGGGGCGAGGGGGTTGGCACGCAGCGCGGCCAGGATCGACTGCGGGTCGACCGCCACCCCGTGGGTGTCGAGGAGCTCCTTGACCCGGTCGGCGACGGCCTGCTCGTCGACGTCGGGGGGTGGCAGGGCGGTGAGGGCGCCGAGGACCGCGTCGCGGCTGGCGCCGACGGAGGCGACGACCTTGTTGAGGACGTTGCCGGCTTTCTCGGCGGTCAGGTTGTAGAGCGCGTTGAGCTTGTCGTCGATGCGGTCGAAGCGGGCCTTGACGTCGGCGTCCAAGTGGAGCCCTCCTTGGTCGGTGAGGTGGTCGGTGAGCACATCGGCTTCCAGCGGCGACCCGACCCACTCGAAGTGCATCGGGTCCTTGCGGTCCTGGAAGTTGCCGCCCCACCGCAGCCGGTAGCGGGCGGCCAGGTCGGGCATCCAGGACGGCATGTCGGTGATGAGCCGCTCGGCCATGGGGTTGCGGGTGGCATTCAGGTCGACGGCGAGGCCCCAGGCGTGGTTGCTCATCTTGTCGGGGTCGGCGAGGGCCTCGGCGAGGGTGTAGCCGCGGATGGGGCGGTAGGCGTGGCCCCAGTCGTCGGCGACCTGGTCGACGGGGTAGCCCTTGGCGGCCATGGCGTCGATGAAGCGGGTGAAGATCAGGGCGGCCCGGCGGTGGACGCGGAGGCGGATCCCGGCGGCCTCGATGGTGACGAGGTCGGGGTGGCCGGGGGGGCGGGGTGGGCCCCAGCCGCGTTGGGAGGCGTTGCTCATCGGTCAGGCTCCTCAGACGGTGGCTGCCAGCCGCGGGCCTTGGCCCACTCGCGCAGGTCGGCGAAGTCGCTGGTGGCGGCGCGGCTGCGCTGCTGCAGCTGCAGGTACTCATGCCCCTCAGGCGAGAAGCGGCGGTCGCAGGCCTGGGCAACCGCCTGGGTGACCTGGCCGGGGCGGAGGAAGCAGGTCAGCACCTGCTGGGAGAGATCGCCCTGGCTGGCCTTCAAGGTGGTGATCCCGGTGACGACCAGCGCGGCCAGAAGCAGGACGACGACGACGGCCGCACCGGCGAGCCGGCGGCGGAGCTCGCCGCGGGGCACGGCGGCTTCGGCCTTGGGCCGGACCGCCTCGAGGGTGTCGGTGAGCTGCTTGACCCGGGCGGCCAGCATCTCCACCGAGGCCTCTTGGGGCTCGCCAGGCTGCGGCTCGTGGGTGCTCATCGTGTCCCCCTCCTGGCTGGGACCGGGCCGTTGCGGGGTGGCTGCTGGCGTTGCAGCTGGACGACGGCGGTCTTGAGGTCGACCAGGAGGGCGTCGACTTGGGGGAGGACCTGGTCGATGACCGGGCGGCGGCGGTCGGCCCGCAGCCAGCTCGGGGCCAGCTTCCAGTTCACGGTGCCTCCTGGGGGGTGGAGGACCGGCGGTCCGGTATGTAGTAGGCGAGCACGTTGGTGGCGTCGATCAGGGCCGGGAGGACGCGCTCTTCGAGGGCGCGTTCGGCCTTGTCGGCCCGCTGGACCTGGCGGGCATAAGCCGGGCCCGGGACGATCCATTCGCGCCAGAACGCGACCGCGACCAGCAGCGCGCCGCCGGCCCAGACCGGGGCGGCGTCCAGGGGCAGGTCGTTGGCTTGGAGGAGGAGCCCGGGGAGGTCGGGCTGGGCGTGGAGGGTGAGGACGAGGAGGAGGGTGAGGGTCAGCGGATCCATCGGCCGTCTCGCTCGTCGAGGATCGGGGTTGCTTGGTGGCCGTGCGTTGCTGCTCGGCTGCCGATCATGCCGACAGGATAGCCGGTCGCCGTCCCGGCCGGGACCCGCTACGGCACCGCGCTTTAGGCCACATGTCGTCTTGAGGACTTGGCGGGGCTCGGGGAGAATGCGCCCTTCCGGTTCGAGAGGGGGCTTAGTGGCCTGCAAGATTTGTGGCGGCCCGACCCAGGTGACCCACAAGGGTGTGATCCTGGGCAAGCACGAGGTCGCTTATCACCTCTGCGAGGTCTGTGAGTTCTGCTGCACCGACGAGCCGTTCTGGCTGGAGGAGGCCTACAGCCAGGCCATCGCAGCCACCGACACTGGCCTGGTCCAGCGCAATCTGGCGGTCGCGCGCAGCTTGCGGATGCTGCTGCCGCGGCTGTTCCCCACCGGCCCGTATGTGGACTGGGCCGGGGGCTATGGGATGCTGGTGCGGCTGCTGCGCGATGACGGGCTGGAGTGCTACTGGCAGGACCGCTATGCCCCCAACCTGCTCGCCCGAGGCTTCGAGTGGGAGGCCAACCGCGCCGGCCGGAACGCCTCAGTCGCGACCGCGATCGAGGCCCTGGAGCACGCCCCGGATCCGTTGTCGTTCCTGTCTGGGTGCCTGGCCGGGACGGGCGCCCGGGCGGTGCTGTTCACCCAGGTGCTGCACTCCGGTCGGCCTGACCCCGACTGGTGGTATCTGGCCCCGGCGGCCGGCCAGCATGTGTCGTTCTTCTCGGCTAAGACCCTGGCCGAGGTCGCTGAACGGCTCGGCATGCACCTGTCGTCGTTTGGTGAGCTGCACCTGCTGAGCTGCGATCCAGTCTCGGCCGCGGGGTCGCGCTGGGCGCTGCGTGGCGGGCGGCTCGCGTCGCGGGCGTCTGCGCGCTTTTGGAGTGGCCGCCGGCGGGCTTCCCTCACCTGGGCTGATCATCTCAGGCTAACCGAGCAGCTGACCGCAGACGGGTAGCAGGCTCGTTGGTCCTGGGGGCGGCTGTCAGATGCCGGTGTGTGCCTCGCGAACCGACAGTGGCTGGCCAGTCACGGTGTCGACCAGGGGCAGGTCGGCGATCGCCGTGATGCGGGCGTCGCCGGTGAGGAAGCTCAGCTGCCCGTCCCGGTCGCGGCTGTCGCGGATCCGCGAGTCGGTGAACTGGCCCAGGTCGTGCTGGTCGGGGATGGCGAGCGGGAAGCCCTGCAGGTGGGTGCTGCGGGCGAAGAAGGCGTTGTTGGCGGCTCGGTTGGTGCCCAGGAAGGTGAAGCCACGCGCGCCGAGGAGGGTGACGAAGGCGGGGAGGGAGGCGCCGAAGTACAGCCAGCTGTCGTGGGCCTGGGTGCGGTCGAAGTGGTCGTCGCGGGGCACCGAGACCGGCCGGCGGGCGCCGAACAGCGCGTTGTACTCCACCACCAGGAGCTGGACGTCGGCGAGGTCGAGCTGCTCCAGGACCCAGTAGTCGTTGCCGTCGAGGTCGAGGGAGATCAGGTCGACGCCGCCGAAGGTGGCCTGGGCTTCCTTGAGGAGTTGGGGGGCGGTGTCGGGGGTGATCCAGGTTTGCCGGGTCAGGACGGTGGTGCGCCAGGCGACCGGGAACGCCGCGACCGTGGGGGCCAGGTCTGAGCGGGCGTCGACGGCCAGGACGGCGGCGTGGCGGTACTCGGCGAGGAAGCGGGTGTTGCACTCGGTGAAGTTGCCGGCGCCGAGCTCGACGGCGCGTGGCCGGGCGAGGTCGAGGGCGTCCAGGAGGAGGTCGAGGATGCCGTCTTCGCCGAACTGGCTGTAGACCGAGACTTCGGCGTCCCAGAGGTGGCGGAAGGCGGGGCGAGCCGCCCGTTGGGCCATGATGGCGGCGGTGCCGGTGGCCAGGACGGCGTCGGCGGCGGGGTCGAGGCGCTGGAGCAGGCGGCTGGCGAACCGGCGCACGGAGGCACGTGCCGACATGGGGTCTCCTGGGGCTGGGCGGGATGGCCGCTCAGCATACCCAGTCGGTCCGGATCAGGCAGTTCGGGTCTTCTGGCTGGTCTAGCTGAGGTTCTGTGCCGCGAAGGTGATCTGGCTGTCGGCGGAGCCGAAGAGGGTCTTGGTACTGGCGGCCGAGGCCTTGGTCCGCAGCCGCAGCGTCACTTGGCCGCCGGAGAGGTCGGCGGCGGTCAGGGTGAGCCGCGCGGTGCCGACGACCGGCTGGTAGCTGCCGCTGACGCCTCGCCAGCCGGAGATCCCGTTGGCGGCCTGGGTGCCGGTGCCGGTGGAGAAGTAGGTGACGGGGCTGCCGGAGACGATCGTGGCCACGTCCAGGTAGCCCCAGAGGGCCTCGTTGTTCCACAGCCCGTCGATTGCGGCTTCGATCTTGTCGCCGACCATCGCCGGGAGGGTGATGTCCAGGCCGGTGTCGAAGTCGGCCCAGGAGGTCGAGTTGACGATGCGGTCGCTGGTGCGCCGCTTGATGTCGCCTCGGGTGAGGGACCGCAGCTTGCAGATGTTCCCGCTGCCGGAGTCGAGGAATGCCGAGGTCTGGAACATGCTGGAGGCCGGGAGGCGGCCTTCGACCTGGTTGCCGACCGCCAGCGCATTGGCATGGACCAGATGGATCGGCTTGGTCGCCCCCAGGGCGTCATCGTGGTCGTAGTCCAGCCAGCCGACGGTGTTGCCGGTGACGGCGGCGCCGGTACCGGCCGGGACGCCGAACTGGAGGACCGCCTTGGCGACGTTGGTGGGGTCGCTGTTGACGATGTTGCGGGCGATCACCCGGCCGATGTGGTTGTAGTTGCCGTCGTCCCATTTGACCGCCCCATAGAGGCAGTTGTCAGCGATCACGAGGCCGGTGGTGTTGTGGTGCGGCGTGGCTGAGCCTTCGCCGTGGTTGACCGCGAAGGTGCAGCCATGGGCGACGACCAGCCCCACGTGGTTGTGGTGCGCGCCGGTCGAGAAGACCACCGCCGGGTCGCTGAGGCCACTGCCCAGCACCTCCGCGACCTGGTTGCCGGTGCAGTAGGTGGCGCCATCGTTGGCCATCGCCAGGCCGTAGCCCTGGCAGTCCCTCGCGGTGATGCGGCCGACCTGGGAGTTGGTAACGCCATACCACTCGACCGCGGTGCCGGCCTCGTTCAGCGACAGCCCGAACCCGGCCAGGGCCGCGCCGATCCCGCGGGCGCGGATCTCGCCCACCTGCCAGCTGTCGACGCCGGTGAGGATCGTCCCGAAGCCGTTGCAGTCCTCCACCGTCAGGACGCCGATCGTGCCGTTGTCTTGCTGGATCAGGGCCCCCGCGTGGGCGTTGCGGCGGGCGATCCCGTCCAGGTGACAGCCCTCGCCGGCGCTCGGGTCGACGTAGAAGCCCACGTAGTCGTTATCGTCGGCCTGGCAGTCGTAGGTGCGCAGGACCGCGCCGGTGTTGACGACAAAGCCCTTGCCGGTCCCGACGCCGCTGGCCGCGGTCACGTTGCCGCTCCCGACGCAGCGGATGGCCGTCAGGTCGCCACTGGAGTAGACGACCCAGGCGTCTTCCTTGGTGTTCTTGACCTCGCAGTCGACGGCCTTGCCGCGCGCCCCCGACCAGGAGATCCCGCCACCCTGGGCGCCGCCGGCGCGGTTGCCGTCGACCACGAGCGCGGCCAGGACCACATCGGCGCCGCTCACGATGAGGGCCTTGCCGTTGAGGCTGGGGCCCTTCTTGAGATTGGATCCCTGGAAGTCGGCGGTCAGGGCGGCGCTGATGGTGAGGGAGGAGTCGACCCGGAAGGTCCGGCCAGGTCGGGTGATCAGCGGTCGGCCCTGGCTCTGGGCGGCAGCGACCGCGGCCGCCAGCGCCGAGTAGCTGTTGGTGGCGCCGGTCCCATCCGCGTTGTAGGGGGCGGTCTCGGGGTCGATGCCGATCGACCCGAGCTTGGCTTCGATGACGTCGAGGCGGGCGTCGGGGTCAGCGATGACCCGCTGCCAGCCGAGGCTCTCGTCGTTGACGCTGCGCACATAGAGCTCGTCGGTGTCGTCGGTCGGCCCCCAGAAGTCCAGGCTGCCCTGGGCGGGGTCGGTGGTGACGATCGACCCGGCGACCTGCGCACCACCATTGGTCAGCGACACATAGGCGAGGGTCCCGCCGGCGGTGAGGCGGACCTCGTAGGGCTCGCCGGTGGCGACCGGGCCGGAGCGGCGGCGGACCGCCTGGACGACGAAGCGCTTCTGCGCCATCAGATGACTCCCTGGTTAGGTGAAGGTGGCTGCTCGCCAGATGCCGCCCCGGTAGGCCCAGAGCTTGTGGCCGACGTCGTCGTAGACCAGCGGGGCACCGCCGAAGTCGACCGGGGCGCCGCCGGGGGTGCCGTGGCAGACCGGCACGTACAGCTGGCCGGTGCTCGCGTCGACGTCGATCTCCCCGGCGTTGGCCAGGGCGGGAGTGCGCTCCAGGGCCGACAGGCGCCGCTCGAGGTCGGCGAGGTGGTCGCCGAGCCAGGCGAGCGGGTTCCCTCCAACACCGGGACCGAGGTCATTCACGCCGCCTCTTCCTCGAGCACCCGCGGCTCGTTCGGGTCGTTGAGCAGCACCCGGGCCTGCTCGCCACCGGCGGCGTCCGGTTCGACTTCGAAGCCGACGGCCCGGTAGCGGCCGTCCAGGCGGAGTTGGCCACGGGCGGCGCGGACCGGGAGGGTGTCGCCGAGCCAGAAGTCGCCCAGCTGCGGCTCGCTGTCCTGGGAGAGCAGAACGGTGGGGATGGTGCGGGCCTTGGCCTTGCGGGCCAGGAAGGTCTGGGTGTTGGCCGCCAAGGTGGCGGGGAGCTGGTTGTCTTTGAGGCTGACCTTAGCGTCACGCAGGCCGTAGCCGGGCTGGAGGTCGGGGGCGGCGGCCTGAGCAACGAGCATGGCGGGGCCTTCGCCGGCGCCGAACCCAAACGCCCGGGTGGCCAGCGTGCCGGGGCTGGCGTCGAGGTCGAAGGGTTCGACGGTGCAGTTGTCGCCATGGACCAGCGGGAGGTCGAGGTCGCGGCCCCGGCGCGGGTACCAGAGCCGGGCGGTGCGGCTGGCGTAGTCCAGGTGCCAGTCGAACCCGTCCAGCCCCCCGCCGAGCTGGCTGATGAGCGTGGCAAGGTACGGGTAGTCCTTGCCCTTGGCCGGATCGTTGTAGGTCCGGTCTCTGAGCACCCCGGTCGCGGTCGGGGTCGGGCAGGTGACGGCGACCTCGCTGCCGCGCTGGTCGACCAGGGCCTTGAAGATGCTGGCCTGGTCGGTCGCGGTGTAGGTGAGGCTGGCGGTGAGGGCCCGGTCGGCGAGATAGGTGGCCAACCCGCCCGCATGCACCCCGACGGTCCCGGCCGAGAGGTCGAAGGCGAGCCGCCAGATCGGCCCCGCCCACACCCGGGCGCCGTCGCGGAGGACATGGAGCTCGCTCTGGCCGGTGACCACGTGGGCGAGGTCGGCGGTGTCGAGGGCCAGGGTGAGCTCGGCGGTGTCGGCGAGAGGGTCGAGGTAGGTGGCCCACTTGCGGTTAGTGCCGTCGAGGGGGCCGACCCTGAGGCCGGTGCGGGTGGCGACCTCGAACTGGGTGCCCATCAGCCGAGCACCCGCTCGACCGCGATCCAGGTGGGCTCGTCGCTGGTGGCGTTCAGCTTGGCGTCGCTACCGGCGGTGCCGGCGGCCTTGCACACGGTGATCTTGTAGGTGTGGGTGCCGGCGGTGGGGATGAACGGTTCGCTGGACAGCAGCCCGCCGCCTTCGGCGGTCCCGGTGATGGCGATCCGCGGGGAGAAGCAGGCGGTCAGCACAGTCGAGCCTTCACGGATGAGGACCTTGATGAGGTCGTTGACGTTGCCAGACTGAAAGCTGCGGACATGGGCCAACACGCGGTAGGAGGTAACGCCGTCGGCGGTGATGGTCACGCTCAGGCCCGAGGGGTCGACGAGGGCACCGCCGGTGGTGCCGACGGTGCCGCCGAAGGTCCCGGTGTCGCTGGTCTTCTTGGCGTACTTGGGCAGCGGCCCGATGGGGGCGGCGAAGCGGCGGACGTCGGTCAGGTTGGCGTTGACGATCGTGGTCACCCCGGCACCGACCAGGACCTGGTAGAGGGCCTCATGGCGGGCCGGGGTGGCCGGAACCGAGGGGCTGGCGGCGGGGGTGCCGGCAACCACGACCAGCGCCGGGGTGAGGTCGGCGTCGCCTTGGTCGGTGTCGTGCACCCGGGCGCAGACAAGGTCGATCCTCGGGTTTCCAGGGTCGGAGGCGGCGAGGGGGCCGACGGTGGCCTGGGCGTCGCTCTCGAACCAGTAGGCGCCGTGGCCGAAGGCGAGGCCGTCGTCGACGAGGCACCCGCTGATGGCGGCGACGAGGACGCTCATGGAGGGGGTGCCGGTTTGGGTGGCGACGCCGTCCCCGGCGGCCATGAGACCTGGGGAGAGGCCGGCGTAGCGCATGCGGCGGTCGACGGCCGGGGTGATCTTCTTGTCCGGCGCGGTCGGGGTGGGGAGGGGGCCGGCGATGATCGTCATGGGCGGGCTCCGATCGGGGCCGGGGGGTCGAGGCGGATGGCGTCCCAGCGCAAGGGCCCGGGCGGGAACGGCGCGGGGGCGGGCACGGCGGTCCCGGCGGGCGCGGGAGGTGGCTCTGGGGGCCGCCACGCCCAGATGACGTACACGCTGGCGCTGCTCGTGGTCGCGGTTACCACCAGGCGCTCCTCACCGAGATCTCGACGCCGGAGCCTGAGGAGCCTTGGGCGCGGTAGGCGAGCACGTTCGCTCCGGGGGGGAGCTGCAGCCACGGCGAGTCCGGCGACTTGGCGGCATAGCGGCTGGCGGTGCCGTCCAGGACGATCGTCTTCGCTCGGGTGTCGACCTCGAGCTGGTGGCCGGGTTCGAGGGTGAAGTCCAGGGTGAGCAGCTCGGCGGTGGTCTGGTTGTGCAGCACCAGCTGCGTCACCGACCCGGCCGGTGGGCCCGTGAAGACTGCGCCCAGCGGGGCGGGGGCGGTGCCCTCGTTGAAGACGAGCAGGGTGGTCCCGGCAGCGCCGGCGCCGTAGTCGAGGGCGTAGCCGAGCGGGTACTCCAGGCTGCCGCCGGCCTCAGCCGGGTCGATCGTGCCGGTGGTGTCGTCGAGGGCGTACCAGCGGGGGTCATCAGCCTGCAGCTGCAGCTGATAGGCGCACAGCCCGGCCCGCCACAGCCGGGTTTCCACGGCGAGGTCGGGGGGGCCGGCCGGCCGCATCGTGGCCTGCAGGGTGCGGCCGCCGCGCCAGCGGAGCGAGACGGGGTAGGCGGGCTGGGCGGCCAGCGCCCGGACCAGGGCCTGCACGGCCGTGTAGAGGAGTTCGGGGGTGTCGGTGCGGACCCGGCCGGTCACGGTGATGGTGCGGGCGGTGTGCCACAGGCCGCGGGACACCGCGCCGTGCTGCTCAGGCAGCTCCAGCTCCGTCACCTTCAGGCCGGGCGGCCCGAGCCCGCTGATGGCGTCGATGAGGTAGTCGGTGCCGGAGCCGAGCAGCACCGACCCTGACGGGCAGTCCAGCGACAGCTCCCAGGGGAGGCCGAGGGCGTCCGGGGTGACGTCGGGGGCGATGACGCTCATCAGGCGGCCCCGGCGGCGGTGGCGAGGCGGTGGCGGGTCGCGAAGCTGATCCGATCCGCCAGGGCCCTGGCGTCCTCACCCTGGCGTTGGACGATGGTCTGGTTGAGCGTCATCGCCCCCGCACCGGCGCTGGCGCCGGCACGGCCGCCGGGGAGACGCGCGTGGGCCACCTGGCCGCCGACCCGGGCCAGAGTGCGGGCCAGGGCGCCGGTCTCGGCGTCGATCCCGGCCATCAGCCCCGCCATGATGGCGCGGCCGTGGGGGACCAGCAGCTGGCGGTCTTTGGGCAGGGGGCCCTTGTGGTCGGCGATGAACCCGGCGACCCCGCCCAGCACCGAGCCGAGGGCGCCGAGCTGGGCCTTGATGCCGTTGATGAGCCCGCGGATGAGGGCCTTGCCGGCCTCCAGCAGGGTGGAACCGAGGTTCCCAACCGCCGTCCGGATCCGCCCGGGGATGCCGCGCAGGAACGAGATGACTGCGTTCCAGGCGGTCTTGGCGCCCGCTTTGATCTTGTCCCAGTTGCGGACGATCAGGACGGTGGCGGCGACGACCGGGCCACCCAGGATGCTGAGGATGAGTGGCCAGTGCCCCCGGATCCAGCTGAGGACGGCCTGGACCGCGGTGGTGATGGCGGTCTTGACCGCGTTCCAGGCCCGGGCGGCGATCCCCTTGAGGCCGTTCCACAGCCGGCTGAGGAAGGGGCCGATCTTGCCCCAGTTGCGGATGATCAGGATCACGGCGGCGATCACGGCGGCGACCACGATCCCGATCGGGCCGAGGGCGATCAGCCAGGCCGCGGCCACGCGGGCGGCGTTGGCGAGGGCCTGGACGCCGAGGAACACCCAGCGGGCGACCTGGATGGCGACCTGGGCGACGACCCGGGCGGTGGCCGTAGCGGCCTGGGCGGCCAGCTGGGCGAAGGCGACCGCCCCCCGGGCTGCCGCGGCCGCTGCGGCGGCGGCCATGCGGCCAACCGCGGCCGCGATCGACCCCACCGCCGACGCGACCGACGCGGCCGCCGTGGCGGCGCCGGACCCGACGGTCCGCAGGATCCCACCGATCCGAGCGGCGCCGCCGGTGGCGCCCTCCACCCCCCGCAGTCCCCCGATGAGCCCGGCGACCCCCTTGGTGGCCCCGACCGCGCCGCTGACGAGGGTCTTGATGCCGGTGATGGCGGCGGTGAAGTTCAGCGCCTTGCCGATGGCGGCGAAGGTGAGCAGGTTCGCGGTCGCCCCTGCCACCCCGGGCGAGGATTCCAGGAGGGTAGCCAGCACCCCGGCCAGCCGCCCGACCGTGGTCACGAACACCGTCAGCCCACCCGAGTCGCCCGACAGGGCGTTGAACACCCGGGCCAGGTTGGTCACCGCCTCGATCAGGGCGGGGGTGAACGCCCCGGTGATGGAGTGGGCCATCGAGGTCAGGACGGGGAGGAGCTGGGTGCGGAGCTGGTCGATGGTCGGGCCCAGGTTGGTCCCCCCGGCCAGCCCGGCGAAGGCCCGGGTGACGTCGCCGAGGAGGCGGCCGACGGCCTCGATGGCCGGGCGGGCCCGGGCGAAGATCCCGGCCAGGTCGGCCTGCCCTTGGGTGGAGGACAGGAACCGGGCCCACTGGCCGGTCAGCCGTGTCAGGGTGGCGAGCAGCCCCTCCCCCAGCGGCCGGGCGGCCGACAGCACCGAGCCGAGGATGCGGCCCAGGTTCCCCAAGATGGTGCCGAGCTGGGCGGTGACCTGGCGGGTGCGGTCGAAGAACCGGGCCAGGGCGCCGGACTGGCGGGCGGCGCGGATGGCGTGGTCGGCGTGGGTGGCGAGGCGGTTGCCGAGCCGGGCCAGCCACAGCACCAGCGGCTGGGCGGCGACCAGGACGTGGCGGAAGGCGTCGCCGAGGTGGAGGGCGCCGGCGCCGAGCAGGCGGATCACCCGGGTGTTGGTGGCCAGGATGGTGGCGGCGTCGCGGCGGAACAGCGGGGTGGCGGTCATGGCGCCGGCGCGGCGGGCCAGCTCCCCCAACGCCCCCGCCGTGCCCGAGACGCCGGCGCGGACGGCGGGGAGGAGCCCGCGGGCGTCGCGGAGGGCGGCGGTGAGGCCGGGGAACAGGCCGGCGGCGGCCAGCCCCCGCAGCCGGCTGAGCTCGGGCCGCAACCCGGCGAGTTGGCGGGCGAACCCGCGGGCCGGGGGGGGCAGGGCGGCGATCGCCTCGGCGAGTTTCTTGGCGGCGTCGGGGCCGGTCTCGCCGAGGGCCTTGACGACGTCGCCCATGCCGGCCAGGGCGAGGGCGGCGACGCCGCCGGCCTGGCCGAGGGCGAGGAGCCCGCTGGCGGCGGCCGGGGCGAGACCGGTCAGCGGGGCCAGGGCGGCCACCAGCCCCACCGCGGCCGCGGTGGCGGCCGAGAGGGCGGAGGCGGCCAGCGACAGCCCCGAGATCAGGGCCGGGAGCTTCAGGATCCCGAGCAGGTTCCGGGCGCCGGCGGCGAGCTGGTTGAAGCCCTTGAGGGTGCCCTTGAACTGGTCACCGACTCCCTTGAGGTCGCTGGCCATGGTGGCCAGGGCCCGGCGGAGCCGGTTGCGGTCCAGCTCGACGGGGACCTCGACGGGGTGGCGTTTGGCCAGGGCCTTGGCCTCGGCGAGGGTGGCGGCGAAGTCGGCCCGGTCCAGGCCGGCGACGACCTTGACCCGCTCGGTGAGGTCGAGGCCGGCGAGGAAGGCGCGGACCTCGCCGGAGAAGCGGGACAGGTCGGGCTCGGTGGGGATCTTGACTTTTTCTCGACGTGGGCGGCTGGCCTGCTCGCGCAGCCCGGCATCCAGGCTGTCGCGGAGGGCGTCGCGGTCGACGTCGACCTTGAGGGTGAGGTGCTCGCGGGCGACCTTGACCTGCACCTTGCGCAGGTCGCGCCAGAACCCGGCGTCGTCCAGGCGCAGGGCGGCCAGCAGCTCCCCGACCTTCACCGCCCTCCACCCCCTCCCTCAATCGCTACTTCAGGAACCGCTGCCATGCGGCCTCGGCCTGTGCCGGGTCCTCGATCGCCGGGCCGGCGCCGTCGGGGTCGGCCAGGCTGGCCGCCAGGCGGCTCTGGCCGCTCAGGCCGGCGAGGAGGAACCGGAACCGTCGCCAGCCCATGCGGCCTCGTTCGGCGTCGAGGTCGATGCGGTACTCGCGCTGGAAGTCGGCGACGACGAGTCCCCATCGTTGGAGGACGGCCCCGAAGCCGGGGCCGCCGCTTCCCCCTCCTCGCCCCCGGCCTCAGGCTGGTCGCCGGCGAGCCGCCAGTAGCGCAGGGCGATGTTCAGCACCCGGGTGGCGGTGCGGACCCCCAGCCCCTGCTCACGCCAGCGCTGGACCCGGTCGGGGCCGAACATGGCCGCGATCACCTGCATGGCCAGCTCCGGGTCGACCTCGGCCTGGTCGGTCTGGCCGTCGGTGAGCCGGTAGACCTGGAGGATGAGATCGAACGGCGGCTCGGCCGGGAGCTGGACGGTCTCCCCGTACAACCTGATCGACGGGGCCTGGCTGGCCTCGTCGGCGAGCCACTGGTCCAGGTCGTGCAGCTCGCCCGGCATCAGGCCTCGACCGGCTTCTCGGTCATGGTCAGGGTCGCCTCCCAGGGCGAGAGGTCCTTGGAGCCGCCCAGGCCGGACTTGACGACCGCGGTGGCCTTGAAGGTGATCTGGCCGCCCCAGCTCTTGGCGATCTTGTACTGCTGGATGTTGTAGGTCTCGCCGGCGACGGTGTCCCCGGACCGCTCGACGGCGAGCTGGCCGGGGTCGCGGGTGCCGGTGGCGGTGTCGACCTTGTAGAAGCCCTTGAGGGTGATCGACTTGCCGCGGGAGGTCTGGCGGGACTGGTCCCAGCCGGGGCTGTCGTCGTCGGCGGCATCCACGGTGGACTCGCTGGTGTCGAGGGTCTTCTCGTTCAGCCCGCCGATCTTGGTCCAGGTCGGGGAGCCTTCGGTGCCGGTGTTCACATAGGCGGTGAACAGGTTGCCGGCGACCTTGTCCGTGGCCATGGTTGCTCCTTACTCGCTGCGGTGGGTGGTGGGAACCCTGGCCTCGACCAGGAAGTTGACGGCGTGGCGGTGGCGGCCAGCGGCGTCGGGGCCGAGGCGGGTGGGGGGCTGCTGGGCCAGGCACCGCACGACGTAGACCCCACCAGCCATCACCGTTGCCCCCAGGCCCTCCAGCGCGCTGTAGATGGCCCAGCCCTTGGTCTCGCTGGCCCGCAGGTCGCGGGTGCCGCGGACCGCGACCTGGAGCCCGAGGGTGTCGTAGGGCTGCAGGTCCTGGGGCTCCAGCCCGTCGGTGTCGCGGACCATGACCGCCTGATCGGGGCGGTCGGGCAGCTCGTCGAGGAAGCATGGCCACGCACCGGCAGACACCGCAGCCGGGGTGTAGTCGACCAGGCCCTGTTGGGCCAGGAACCGCGCCACCGGGTCGGCGAGCATCAGCCGGTCGACACCGCCGCGATCGTGAGGGCCGTCACCCCGGAGTAGGTGATGTCCAGGGCGCCGGAGGCGTTGTTGAACCGGGCCGCGTCGAAGGGGCCGATCATCCGCTCCCCGCCGTTGGGGACCGACACGGCCACGTCGTGGTCGGTGCCCTGGGAGCAGGCCACCTTGGAGTCCACCGTCACGGTCTGGGCTGAGGTGTGGCCGTTCTTGACGTGCAGGAACGTCTTGCCGTCGTTGGCCACGGTGTCGCCGCCGCCGGCGGCTGCGGCGTAGGCGGGGTTGAGGCCGGTGAGGGCGGTCTTCTGGACGGTGAGGGCGGCCAAGGTCAGGCTCCTTCCAGGTGCGCCCGGACCGTCCGGGCCATGGTTTCGGTGAGCTGGCGGGCGTTCGCGCGCAGGGGGGCCTCGAGGTACTTGGCGGTCCGCCCGGGGGCGTGGCGGTGGTCGAGGTGTTCGTGTTGGACGACGGCGTAGGCGTTGGCGGGGCCGCGGCCGTACCAGACCTGGGCCTGCCCGGGACCGGTGCGCTCGACGCCGGAGTCGTTCTGGAGGGTGCCTTCCTCGAGGGGGACGACCTGCTGGGAGAGGCCGTGGAGGTGGTGGGCGGCGGCCAGGGCGGCGGCGTCGCCGGCGGCCCCGAGCTGTGCGGCGAGGCGGGCCCGGTC